AGATAGCTTTAAGCAAGGTTTAGAACTGATTTATTAAACTTCTAAGGCTACATATTTGGCGGTTGACCCGTGGGCATTAATAACAACATCACGTTTTGAACCACTACATAAAGTGCATAAACTACAGCTAGTTTTTTGACCCATTTCTATAGATGCTGGGCAATTTATAAATAATTTCTTATCTATTTTTGTATCTTTATGTTTAACGTAGAAACATTTGAATCCTAATCCACTTGCTAATAAATAATCTTGAAAACTATCGCAACTTGCTTGAACTATTCCCTTATATTGCTGGGCGAAATTCTCACGCCATTGGTGAGTATAGCCAGTATGATTCTTGCATACTTTTAATAATGGTTCCCAAACTGATAAAGGAATCACTGTAGGATCCCCAGCACTTCCAAGTCTTAAGGATCTACCTTTAATTAGTTCTAAATCAGACTTTTTAAAATAATCGTATCTATTATTTTTATATGACTTCCAAACTTGTAGAGGTGCTTGAAACCACTTGACATAACAAGAATTATTATTATATCCAGCATGTGGACAGTTACCGCATACTGATTTATTTAAACCATTCTTATGGCTAGTGTTAGGAGCATGATCTCTTAAAAGAATCCAAGTTTGTAGCATATCCCCAGTCTTTTTATTAGATGTTTTGTTATCTAAACCAGTAATGATAACTACGATATCTTGATTATCTATATTAGATTTTCCCTCGAACAAAATACGTCCGTTTGAATTGAATTGTTTAGTCATTTTTCTAATAATGAATTGTTTTATGAATAGAGAAAATAAACTCTATATTTATATATTAGCAAACTTATGTAAGTTTTATCAAAGTTATTAATTAATCAATATAAAAAACCTTAAAAGTTTTCAACAGAATTTTTCCACAGGTTAACAACTTATCTTATGGCGGTCTTAAGTCCTTAAAGTGCAAATTTTTCTACGATATGGAGCAAAAAAGGGTTAAAAAGTACAATATTTTGTACAATTTGTCAAATTTTTCCCGAAATCTTTACAAAACCAGGAAAAACTTAACATTTAGTTGTAATTCCGTGTTGCAAAATGAAATATTTCTGTGTCCAACGAACTGTCTCTAAGACAGTACTGCAAAATCTGTAACAATTGACCTAGTTTCGTTACATTTTCTAGGGCGGTCTTAATGTTTTCTTAATATTCTCAATAAACAATTAGTTTTGCTACAAATTTCCGTAACATTTCCCGGATTTTTGTCAAATTTTTTCACAATCTGTAACAATTCCGCCTTATGTGACCATATATTTCTTTTTTTTGTTCACACAATGTAACAATTCACGGCTTCGCCTGATGTCTCAAGATTTTTTTTCCCCAAATTGACCCTTTTTAAGGCTTTTTAGGGGGTCGAGTATATAGAACTTAAAATTATCTTTATATATCTACAAAGAGTTATAAAATGCCTGCTTCGCCCAGAGATTTCTTGTTATATTCCCGTATGACTGGCAAGCCAATGCCTGAGAACGCTATGGAGCGTATGAGGATGGCTCCTGAAGTGTATCAATTCACAAAAAATTTCGCAAAACAACCAAATTTATTAGAAAAAACAGGAAATTTAGCTAGAAGTATTGGACGTGGAGCTGTAATGGCTATTGGTGCACCAATGGTTGCAGAAGCTGTAGCTGCAGAGGCAGATAGAAAGGAAATGACTGATGTTACAGGGGAAGTGCAGCCTGAAATGTCAGAAAAAATGCAAATTGAGTTAGAAAAAACAAGAAGAGAACAGATAAAGAACGAAGGTAGGCAAGAATTACAAAGACTGGCAAATATTGGGGTACAAAAAGGTGATTTAAATTCAATTCAAGAAAATACTACAGCTGATAATTTTGAGCAAGACGTTGTGCCTCAACAGACAACAGATGAAGTTGCTCAAAGAAGTGCAACACAACAAGCAGAACTAGAGACAAACCAGACTATTGCTGACAATGCATCTCAAAGTCAGGATTTTACCCCTCAGAAGAGTGATCTTGAGATGGAAGCTGAAATAGGTGCTCGTGCAAATATTCAGCAGGAGGTTGATAAATTTTTGGGTCGCTCAGGATTAGACCCAATTTTGTTAGCTGCTATGAACGCTAGGGGGCAGCAAGAAGAATTAGCTGGTACTTCATTTCAAATAGCTTCACCTTTAGCCGATAATCCACAAACACCTCCTGGACAGACAAACTCCGCTGTATCACAGCCTTTTGCTGCAAATATAGAACCAATTACAAATCCAAGTCCAAATCTTACTCCACAGATGCAGAGTGTTTTAAATACACTAGCTAAAAGTCGTGCAGATTTAAGTCAAGGTCAGAGAATGGATATTGCTAGGCAAATGGTTAGTCCTAATGAGTTAGCAGGTAAAGATCAAGCAACATTCGAAGCATTAACAGGAAGTCCTTCTCAACAACAACTTATAGATGCATCAAAGGCAAGATCCAGAGTAGAGCAAAAAACAGCAGCACAACAAAGAAGATCTGGTATTCAGTCCAGAATGACCGATCAGTATTATCCAAGTGATGTTGCAAGAACTGATATTCAAGTTGGAGGAATGAGAGATAGAAAGACGGGTCTTGGAAAATCAGTAGGTATCTCATACACTCCTCTAAATGGTGATACTAAAGTTGGATTTAACATTATGAGTGATCCAACAAAACCACAGGATGTAAGTACTTTTGACTTTGTAGCTTCTCCAAAAACTATGGAGTCACTACAGTCTCAACAAGAAGGAGACTTAGGAGCTTTAGCATTTGGAAAACTATTTAATATTGCTAAACAGAAGAAACAGGGCTTTAGCGGTATGGAAATGTAACCTTTGCTAGATTTAAAGTATTAACAAAAAAAATTATGACTAAATTTCTACTTCCAATTGCAATTAATGTAATTAATAAAGCAGTTGACAAAATTCCAGAAGATCTCGATGATCTACTAAAGAAGTTTGTGGTATCACTACTTAAGAAAGCAGCAGCAAAGACTGGTAACAAAGTGGATGATTTATTAGTGGCACAATTAGAGAAAGCTCTATTTGAATCCTAATAATGGTTCAGTTTGGTAACCTAAATAAAAGAGACAAGACTCCTGCTGATAAAGCTGTTAGACAAGGAAAACCTATTGCCAATAGGACTACTGGACCTAACTTTCAAGGAGGTATACAAGATGCATGGAGAGGAACTCTAGATGAGAATCCTTTGCAGAATGATTTTTATCAGAGTGCATATACCTTTCGTGGAGAAGCTCCTACAGCTCAAAAGAATCTAAATGATTTACGATTTGTGAACACAGGTAATTTCGAAGAAGGTAATAATGATTTTGCGAATAATTTTTTAATGAAATATTCAAGGGAACTAGGGGGACTTGATAGTGCAGAAGATAAAGGTTTAATTGCACAGGAGGATATGGTGAAAAGACAAAACTTAGATCAGGTGTCAGATAGACCAGTTGGTTTCGATACTGAGTTTGCAGAGGCATCACAACCTGCAGCAAGTGGAAATGCTATAGTAGATTCAAATGTAGCTGGTAAGTTTCCCAGTAAGGATGTGAACGTCTGATGTCAGCAAAAAAAGCACTTTTAAGATTAGCAGGTAGTCAACTAGGTGGGTTTCTAGATGAAGCTTTACGCATAGGTGGAAATGTAGGACAAGATTTAGCAACATCTGCTTTGAGAGCAGGTAAAGCAAAATTTGCTCCAGACCTTGTTGGAAAGGTAGGTAAAGAAGTTCCTATGCTACTAAGAGAAGGTTCTAAATCTGCTATCCCTGCAACTGGTAGATTATTAGGTCAATCAGCTGTAGTAGGAACAGGTCTTGCAGCAGCTGGAATGTTAGACCAGCAGTCTGATTACAGTCAGCCAATGTCTAACTCTGTAGGTAATGCTGAGATTGATAGATTCTTAATGAAACAAGCTTTACAACAGCAGCAGTTTCAACATAACCTTGCCTTAGAACAAGCAAGAGCAGAAGCTAGAACGCCAGGTGCTCAGTTTGGTGGATCTTTATTAGATTATGCTAGAGCAGAACAAGCTTTAGTAGAGGCAGGAGAAGTGACAAACAGAGAAGCAAAAGATATAGCTAGAAGCATATATGGAACAGGTCTTCGTGCTTACTAATTTTATAATTATGAAAAAGATTTAAAAAAATGGCTAAAGAAGATAAAAAAGAAGAAGCTAATGGTTTTTTGAGTAGATTTAAGAGTAATATGGCGGATTATTTTAAAGATAATCCTAATGCTTTTGACTTTACTAATCAAGGTGGACAGAGTACTAGCGACAAAGTAGCTGCTTTCACAGATCAGTTCGAAGGTAGTTTTGATAAAGTTGCAGATGGATTTGGTATATTCCAACCTCGTACTAATCCTATGAGCGTAATACCAGGCCAGCAGGGAAGTCCAGGATTATTACAGCAAATAGCAGGACCAGTGGCTGGAGCTGCAGCAAGTGCTTTATTTCCTTGCGATATGAGATTGAAGCATGATGTAGATTGTCTGACAGATATGAATTTGGTAAAAGATGACTTAGCAGATGTAGCTTATTTTGTAAAAGAACTACAAGATAGTTAGAGCAAAGAATAGTTAATTTAAAATATTTATAACAAGTATTTAGAAAGAAGAGATGGCTCCCGTCGCCCCTGCAGTATTAATGGCTGGTAAAGCTTTAAAATTTTTACCATATATAACTGGAACCCTTGGAGGAGTACAAGGATTCAGGCAAGGTGGTTTAGGAGGAGCAGTGACAGGTGCTGGAATGGGTGCACTAGGAGGTTTTGGTCTTGGTGGTCCTTTAAGAGGATTAACTGCAAAGGGTATAAGAATGGCAGGATCTGCTGGAGCAGTAAAAGGAGCACAAGGACTTATAGGTAGAGTTGCTCCAAATTTAGCTGATGTTCCTGCTGGTTTAGTAAAGGGTAATCTACAAAAGATAGCAGGGATTGGAATACCACTCGCAGGTATAGCAGGAACAGCACAATTAGCTGGAGTAGGAATGGGAGGAGCAGGTAATGTTGGTAGAAGTGCATTAAGTTTAGGTGGATATGGAGTAACAGGAGGAGAAGGCATGGGAGCTGGTGGTACTCCATTACCTCCAGGAATGGGTCAATTTGGAGGAATATCTCCAACAGGTGATCCTCTAAGTGTATTAAGTCCTTTAGGTTTAGATGCAGGTAGAAGATTAAGATCAGTAAAAGATGCTGAGACACTAAGAGATGCTACAAATATTCTTCTTCCAACAGTCAGGAAGTTCTCTGAACAGGCTAAGAGAGATGACTTTGCTAGAGATATGGCTAGTGCTGGTATAAAACAAAATATTCTTACAAATGCAGCTCTTACTGAGAATATGCAGAGAGCTGGACTTAACATGGGCTTAACTGCTGCACAGCAAGCTGGTCAGGCTCTAACTGCTAGATACAATTATTAATTATGTCAGAGCATACACTATCTGGTGTTGACCTAACAAACGGCAAGAGAGTAAATCTTAACTTCACTTCGGGCGACCTACTTGGTACTGGAGATCTTTTTGACACCACAAAAATAGTTGAAGATATAACAAAAAACAAAAAAGAAAAAGAAAAGAGTAATATTGAGAAGGTAGATACTTTTGTAGAAAAAGTAGAAAAAGAATCTCCTTATGAGACACTTACAGACGCTTTTGGTGGAATAGAAAAATTACCAACTGATCTTCAACCAATTACAGGAATAAAGGATAGTTCTAATATTCTTGGTACGATATTGGGAGATGAAAGTAAAAGAGTAGTAGATACTAGATTTGATGTTGAAGGGTTGAAAAAAAATGAAGAGATTAGACTAATGCCCTATACAAAACCTGAAGATCAAAAATACTACATAGCTGATAAAAGAGCCCCTGGAGCTTTTACTTTAGGTGGTACTCTTGCAAGTTTAATTGATACACTTACTTTTCAAAAAACTGATCTAGATAAATTAGGTACTAAGTTTCAGCCTAGAATAGCAGCAATTAAAGAAAGACAAATAGATTTAACAGATCCTAAAAATTTTAAACTAAGTAAGATTGAAAAAGATCTTGTAGATAAAGAATTAAAAGATAGGGGTATTGATACTGTAGAAGAAGATGCAACTTCAGGAGTTGATAAGGCTACAACAAAATCAATAGAACAACAAAAAAAACAAACAAAGTTTGATAGAGGAGAAAGATTAAAAGATGCACTTCAAACAGCTGGTATAAACTTTGCAACAATGCCTATTTACACTAGGATCTTAGAAGATGCAGCTAGAAGAAGATTAGAACTAGATAAAGCAATGTTAGGTGCTAGAGAAATGATGCCTTCTAATATTCAAAACATAATGTTATCAAAGCAGTCACAAAGAAGTTTGGCATCTTCTGCTTTTGCTGAAGAGCTCAAAGCAGTTGCAGCTCAGCAGGATGCTGCTACAAAATTTGCAGGTCTTGGAATGCAACGTGCGTTTGGACAACCTAACCCTACAAGTTTTAGGGCTTAGGGTTGGCTAACTTAAACTTAAAGAGTTATTAGAGGTACAGCACCATGATGGGAGGAGGATCCCCACCACCACCACAGATAATATATCCACCACCAGCTCCAGCTCCTGCTCCAACAACGCAGGTTCCAACTCAAGCTCTTGCTAGTCAATCTGCTTTAAATGAAGTAAGTGGAAAACAGCAAAGATTGAACATGGAGTTAGGTGCTCAATTAGATAGAACTAATGCAGAATTCTTCACTGGTCAGGATATCCGTCGTGGTCAGGCAGGTGCTGCAGAAGATAGATTAACTATTGCTAAAACAGCAGAGGAGAATCGTGCTCTTCAAAGAGTTGCTGGTCAAGAGGCTCGTGCTCAGACAGCAGAAACTGGTCTACAGTATAGAAGAGGATTAGAAACTGCAGGGGAACAGGATAGAGCATTAACAAGAGAAACAGGTAAGGAACAGAGAACAACAGACTTGCAAAGAGAGATGTTCCGTCGCTATAAAGAGAATAGAGATTTCGAACAGGCTCAGAGCCAATACAGAACATGAAGAAATGGATTCAGACTTTATCTAACAAAGATCGTGAATCCTTTCTTGAATTTTGTAAAAAAGCAAGTTCTCCAATACAGATATACTTATTTTCCCGTTTTTTAGGTTTTCAAGGGACAGTTGTGGAATGCAACGAATGGTCTACGAAAGAATTTAAAAAACGAAATTTTAATGTAGTTTTAGAATCTGAAATAGATAATATGCAGATTGATATAAATAAATTACGTGATGCAATAGATATGGGGATCGTTAAACAAGATATGGGTGCAGCAAGAATAGCAATGCTTCAAAAGGAATTACGTGGAGCGATAAAACAAATAGAAGATAAAAAGATTTTGCAGGATAAACAAGGATTAATTCTCGCTGGTGCAGATAGAGCATTACGTGAGATGTTATCTATCTTTAGAGATGATCCAATTGAAGGACCTTTACAGGAAGCATCAATGGGAGTGTGGACAAAAATTCTTCAAGAAGAATCTTAAGCAAAAGTACGCTAAGCTACATTTATGGCAGGTACAAGTATTTACAGCGTCTACAGGCGTACAGCCAGGGCAGCTGCAAAACAACAAGTAGTTAAAAAGACTTCAACTGTTGATGTAGAAAAGGCTAGAAAAAATTTTGCATATTTTTGTGATGTCGTAGGGGGGAAACCTCCTGCGAAACACCACCTTGAGTGGCACAAATATTTATGTACAGGAGATGATAGTGAATGTCTTAAGAGTATTGCTGGTCCTAATATTGACATCCTGGCTCCTAGAGGATCTGCTAAATCTACCGTATTAGGCTTATATACAGCATGGTCTATTGGCATACATGCTTTAAATAAAATGCCTTTAAAAATTTTATATATTTCATACACTGTTGATGTAGCTAGACCAAAGAGTGCAGCAATAAAAAGAATAATTGATGAAAGTAAAGTTTATAAAGAAATTTTTCCTATGGTAAAAATTGCTAAAGGAATAAATTCAAATGAATATTGGAGTATTGATTGGAAGTTTGCAGGAATAAAATCTACTGGTGAGGAAGAATTTAGTGTTTGTTGTGCAGGATTAAAAGGTGCTGTTACATCAAAAAGATCTCATCTCTGCATAATTGATGACGCAATAAAAAGTGCTGATGATATTAAAAATAAAGATATTCGCCAAGCTATGGAAGATAACTGGAATGCCGTTATTGTTCCTACTATGTTTGAGGGTGCAAGAGCTATTTGTTTAGGAACTAGATTTAGACATGACGATATTCATAGTAGTACTTTTCTTCCTGCTAATGGTTGGAAACAAATAGTTCAATCTGCAATAACTGTAGATAAAGAAGGAGAAGAAATATCATACTGGCCTGATATGTGGTCTTTAGATTATTTAAGTCAAAGAAGAAGAATAGCTCCAATAGCTTTTAGTTTTCAGTATCAGAATCAAGTTGTACAAACTAGTGAATTATCTCTATCCCCAGACTTAATTGTTAAAGGAACTATATCTACAGATTTTGATGCTTTAGGAGTAGGCGTAGATTTATCTGCTGGAGTTAGAGAAAGAAATGATTACACAGTATTTGTAATGGGTGGCAGAGTAAAAGATAAAATCCATATTGTGGATTGTAAACGAGTTAGGGTGATGGGAAATTTAGAAAAATTAGAACTTTTAATGGAAATGATGGAAGAGTGGGGAGTAATTATGAAAGATGGAAAAAATTATTTCCCTACAGGAACTTCATTACATATATGGTCTGAAGCAGTCGCATATCAAGCTTCCTTAGAAGCAGACTTTAAAAGAATATGTCAAACAGAGCAAGGTTTATATAATTTAATTTGGCATCCAGTAAAAGGTTTCCGTGGAGACAAAGTTGCAAGATTTCGTGGAATTATGGGACTTTTTGAACAAAGAAAAATCATTTTTAATAAGTATCGTAAGTTTGGTGCTCTTACAGATGAGATAGTTAATTTTGGAGTTAGCTCACATGATGATTGCGTAGACGCTTTAGTTTGGCTATGTAATGGGTTAATGACTCGTGGAAAACTTGAGTTAGAGTATTGAGGATTTAAACTAGAAGTACTAACAATGCCAGAACCAACTTTTTACAAACTTGAGCTTGAGCAAGATGCTTATGGTTCAGCTGTAATTTCTTTACCTGATGAGCTATGCCATGACATGGCACTTCAACCAAATGAAAGGTTTGATGTTGAAGTTGAAGGAGATGTAATTACTTTAAAGCGTTTACATGCTGGTTATGTCATTGACCAATAGCAAAAGGATCTAATTAATGGAGAGTAATAGTAAAGCTGTTCTTGATGAAATGATTAAATCCGTCATTACTCGTGACGGAAAAGGATCAGCTGATACGATGCTGGTCAGTTCTCACTTATCCCAGATGAAGATGTTTGGTATAAGACAGGGAGTTGAGTTTTATCCACAACAAGATAATTTTGGAACACAAAGATTTGATTTTATTCAGCAGGTTATAAGATTCAATCAATTAGATGCGAGATTAGATGCAATATGGGATAGATTTTTAGCGTATGGAAAAGGGCTTTTTTATATAAGACCCACAAAAAAATCTTACAGGATTTATTGGTTTAATAAAGATTCTTATAGAACATATTATTCTCCAGAAGGAGAGCTTGAAGAGGTAGTAATTATTTATCCATACAAGGTTAAATCTTCTAAAGGTTTTTCTGGAGTTGGTTTAAATACAGATAAAAGATATATGAGATTAAAAATTACTGCTACGGAAATAGAAGAATATCATTCAGAACAAGAAATAAAATTTGATCAAGAAAATACAAATTTTGCGACTTTTGATAAAAAAGTTGTAGAAAATACTATGGAGTTTATTCCATGCGTTGAGGTATTTAACAATCCCGACGCATTTGGAACTGATGGATCAGGGGAATTTGATTTTATTGCTAATCAAATTACTGCTCATGATGAAATGGTAAAAAATATAAGAGCGAACTTATCATTCTTTGGTAATCCAACTCTTCTATCATCTAGACCAAAACAAGATATTGTAGAAAGTGACTCTGAAACAGCACAAAGACCAAGTATATCTAGTCAATCAGGTTTCGCTTCAAATGTTGATTTATTTAGTTCTACTTATAAGCAGGATCCAATAACAAGACAGCAGCCTGGATATGCAGGAAGACCAGGTAGTGGAATGAGAGTTCCTAGAGTTATCGCTAACTTAGAGCCATCTGACAGAGTAGGGTTTATAACTCCAAATGCTGTTAGTTCTGATCAGGCTAGATTCTCAGAACAGCTTAGAAGTGAGATTAGATTAGCTCTTGGAGGTATAGATGATTTAAGTATCACTAACGTCACTGCTACAGAAATCAAATCTGCATATGGTCGTGTAAGTGCAACAGCTAAAAAGAAATGTTTACAGATTTACCAGTATGGAATTTGTAGAGTTTTTGAATTAATTATTTTCCAAGAAGAACAAATTTTTAGAAAATCATTAGCGTTTGCTTCAGGAATTAAATATCCAGAATTACCACAAAATGATGAAGATCCAAAAGCTTTAGAAAAGTATGAAAAACAAAAAGTTAAGTATGAACAAAAACTGCAACAAGCAATTGATACTGCAGTAGAAACAAGAGAAATTCCTGATGGTGTTTTAGGACTAGCACCTGATGGAGACAGAACAGTTCTTTGGAGATGGATGGGTCCTGTTTATGAGGATACAGCTCAAGATAAACTCAATCAATCTATCTTTACTAGAAACCTTCAAGAATTGGGGGTTGATAGTATAGAAGCACTGAAGTACTTATTTCCTTCAAAAACTGACGACGAAATTGCAGCGATGCTTTCTGGTTATCCGTTTAGAATGGTAGGTGAAGTACAAAGGGCATATTCCGCATTTATTGACTTAATAAATCAGGAAATGCGAACCCCACATCCTCAGCAGCCTAACTTACCGATGGCAGCTGACCCACGTTTGGATTTAACTCCATTCTTATATCGAACATTAGAAAGTTTACAAAAAGAGGTAACTTATGCAGGACGCTACCGCTCAGCAGACCCAATCAGCACCCCAGACATCCCCGACCCAGCAGAGCAGCTACGTGGCTCCTCAAACAGCCCAAGCTCCTTCCGTGGCAACTTCCCCCCAATGGGTGGCTCCAACACAACCCCAACAGGCTCCAGCTCCAGTAGCCCAAGCCCAGATGGGGGTACAAGGGATCCAATACAACCCTACGCAGTATCAGCCCCAGACACAACAGGCAACTCCACAAGCGGAGAACCCTTACAAGGACGCATTCAACAGGGTAGTGGGACTCCTGAGTTCACCAGTTCAATTCCCGTTCCAGGGTCAACAGTCAGCAACGACTCCAGCAGCAGACCAAGCCAATTACGGATACCAACAAACAACCCCATACAGCAACGGGGGTCAGCAGACTTATATGCCTTCGAGCAACAGCAGCCAGGCATACTCCAACAACTCTTCCCAAACTTCTCAGGAGATAACCAACGACCAGCTCCTAGCCAACGGGGTAAGCGAGCAAAGTCTTGAAGTAATTAATCACTTTGGTGCAGATGCTCCAGCAGTGCTTAATAATTATGCTTGTCAGATTGAAGATGCGTTAATCACAACAAACTCTCAATTACAAGAAGCAGTTGGATTACTAAAAGAGATGTCAGCAGAGCATAAGGCATATGAAAAGATTCTTACAGATCCAGATGTATTAGCTGATTACACATGTGAGTTCTTTGGTCCTGAAGGACCTTATCCAGTAGAAGATGAAGCACCAGCTGCTCCAACTTTTGCAGGTCAGCAACTACCTAACCCAGCTGCTGCACAAGGACAAGCTCAGGCTCAAGCTCCAGCTAGACCTCAAATGCCTGTTCCTCCACAGCCACAAGCTCCTACAAATTCACAGGACTTCTGGAAAGATTTCGGTGGAGCAGCCGATAGAGATCCACAAAATGCTTGGAGATACCTAAATGCTGCACAGCAGAATCCACAAGTATTCCGTGAGAAACTTCTCGTAATGGAATAATAAAAAAAGGGGTGATTTTTAAAATTTCACCCCATTTTATTTTTTAACTATGAAACAAAAAAAAGCCAGCACTACAGAAAAAGCAGATAAATTTTTACAAAGTATAGGAACTGCAGGAGGTGCTATTGGCTCTCCACAGTTAATAGGATTTGGTGGTACAGATACCATGTCTCAGGTTGCTGCTGGTAATAGAGATGAATATGCCAATATAAGAATGAAACAAGGAGATACAAGAGTTGTTGAAGGAGCAAAAATGCCTTCAGATTTAGATGCTTCATATTTAAAATTAAATTTACCAGGATCTCCTTTACCAGCTAATGGTTTATTAGTTCCTCAGAATCTAAGAGCTGCAGAAAGAAATCAAGATATGATTGGTGTAAGTGAACAAATGTTCTTAGCAAAATATTTACCAGCAGCTGGATTAAGTCAATTACCTGTAGGTCAGCCTCCTTTAGAATCAAAGAAAGGTAAAAAGTAAATGGAACACGCAAAAGCAAAAAAAGCTAAGAAAATGGCAGAAGATTTTATGGCAGCTGCAGCTATAGAAGAACAAATGGCAATGGCGAGTCAACCTGATCTACAACCTGCGGATGGATATGTAACTCCAATGCATAGAATAGGTGTTGTTCCTTCAGCACAATATTCATTAGGAAATATGACAGATGGATATACATCACGTCAGCAAGAGAACGTCATAATTTAGGTAAAACTTATATAATCTCGTTTATTAAGGGTAAGTATAATTGTACTTAATGGAATTTATTTTCCAGTTTCAAATGAACACAATTGTGTGTTCGCTATCAGCAAACGTAGCTGACTTCTAAAAATGTTTATAGATAACGATTTTCCGAAGCTGCTTGGTGCTGAGTTATATAGACCTCATCCTGCGTATATCGTAGAAATGGCTTCCGAGCCTGTGGTTGTACATGACTTCACTAAGCAGCCAGGTCAGACCGTTCAGTTAGACCGCTACCGTTTCTTTGGCAATCCTGGAACTAAGACCTCTAGAGAGAGGACTCAAGACCAGACAATTGGCACAGCAAACAGCAGATCTATCGTAAAGGACAAGGTACTTGTATCTCTTAGGGAATATACAGGTCCTGCTGACCCTAACAACACAAGCCTACCTAGCACATTTAAGATTGCTAGAGAAACCCTAATGACAGCTCAGCGTCTATTGCTTGATACTGGAAACTTAAATATGTTCCATCAATCAATTGGTTCGTTGACCTTGTTAGACGATTACCGTAGATGGAGAGACAGAGTATTCATTGATGAGCTATTCAAATCTGAATCTCGTGGTGCTGCATCTGATACACAGGGTGGTTATTACTATCCAAATGGTAAGACAAAGTCAAACTCAACAACATTGAATGCTTATTCTGCTACAGAATATGCTTCTGAAAGATTTAAATTCAATGTAAAGACTGACCTTCTTGAGGTAGTTAAGAGTTTAAGAAAGCGTCACGTACCTGTATTCGCAGACGGATATTATCGTTGTATAGCAGATCCTTCATTCATGAAAGATCTAAGAGCCGATCAAGGCTTCCGTGAAATAGCAAGATATCCAGGAATGGGTCAAGGTTCACCTTTAATGGGTGCAATGGCTCCTAACCAAGCAATCTATGCTGGTGGACAGTATGGACAAGCTCAGTTCGTAGCTGGTGAACCAGTTATGCCTTCTGGATTCGTGTTTGAAGGAGTTAGATTCTTCGAATCTACAAACTTCCCATCTAAGACAATTACGGTCGATATTGGAGATGGTGGCGGAGCAGTATCAAAGACAACTCCAGCAGGATTGTTCTTTGGTCCACAAGCAATTGGTGTTGGTATTGGCGGTCCTAACGCTCAAGTTTTAATTAACAATAATGATGATTTCTCAAGATTCATTATCCTTATATGGCAGCTTTATGCTGGTTTTGCAAACTTGAATAAGGACTTCATTACCACTGCCTTCACAATTACAGAGTAATAGGAGGTATTAACTAATGGCAACTTACAAGAGTGACGCAGGAGCAATCCTAGAGCCAGGTAATCAGATTAATCGTTTATCATCTTTCAACCATGAAGGTGTTAAGGGATGGCCTGGAGTTGAAGCTTTCGAGCAAATTGGTTTTGTAAAAATCAATAATGCATCAGCTGATAAAGCTAGTTTCAAAAGCTTTGATATAACTGTACCTTCTCCTGATAGAAGAGTCAGTGATCGTGTTAGAGATGATCGTACAACTTTAGTTGTAAAAGCAAGTTCAGCTAGACCAGCATACGTTTATGGTGCGTCTATATCTCTTGCTCAGGATGATCCTTCAGGTGGTCTTCCTTCTTTTCCAGCATCTCCTATCACAGCTGATCTTGGTGGAACCAATACAGAAATTCTTCTTCTTGGTCCTAACAATGGTGGTTCACCTTTCGGTGTACCTTCAACTCAGCAAAATGGTTTAGCAGCAGCTTCCAGTTCTTTAACATTTAGTGGAACAACTATTTCTCAAGGAACAGGATCAGTTACAACAGCAAAACTACCTTTCTGGACAGTCGTTACAGGTGGTGGTATTACTGCAGCTAACGCAGCTAATTCCATGATGTATAAGGTTACAGCTGACACTACATTCAAAGTGTTCAACATCAACGCAATTACAGATACTTCTGTCAATGGCGATGGTGTTTTCATATCTGCAGATGACATCACTGCAGGTAAAGCAGCTTACTTAGTTTGTCGTGTTAACTACTTACGTCCAGCAGCAGAGGTTGCATGGAGTGATATTTCATCCTTCATCGACTTTGCTTCTCAAGTAGGTGGAACAGACTCATAATTCATATTTTTAGAATTAGTTGGAAAGGCGAGTCTTTATGGCTCGCTTTTTCATTGTCAAGAAAAATTTATTGAGTTATTCTAAATAAAGAAGGATTTTTTAAAATTATGTTGTATCAACACAAAATTACTGGAGGCATAGTAGAGAAGATATCTCAGCATGGAGAAGGTGTTTCTATGGTTATAAATGCTAATGATGAGACTGAATATGTAAATGATGAAGATTTAATTCCTTGTGTAGGAGCTACCAGTGAAAAAATAAAGACAGAAGAAAGATTAAAAGCAGAATTAAATGCAGGCGGAGATAAAGATGCAAAAGTATCTAACAGAGAAACTTTTCCTGTAGACACCAGATTAAATATAAATACAGCTGGAGCAAGACAAATTGCAGATGCTCTGCCAGGAGTAGGTTTAAAGACAGCTAGAGATATAAAAGATTTACAAACAACTTTATCTGGTGAAAGATTTACAAAGTTAGAACAACTTAGAGGTATTAAGCGTATTGATTGGGATGAAATATTTAAAGAAAACTTAGTGAGAGTAGACTAGTAACAGGTAAATTTCCCTGTTTGAATGAAGCTCGATACCTTTATACAATCAAAAGTACGTTGGCATTTAGGTTATAACATAACTTCAATACCAGCTGGTGACCAAGCCAGATTAGAAGAAGCATTAAATAATGTTCAGGATTCTTTTTGGGTTAGTAAAATCATTGAGCAAATAGGACGTTGTGATGAAGCAGAGAAAAGAACTGATATGACTGGAAGTATTAATAACGATACGATTCCAAGAAATAGAATCGAAAGTATTGCTGGTGACGTTGATAGAACAGTCGCAACTTCAGATTTTCGTGAAACTTTAAAAACTTGGACAGAAATTTATATTTATGAAACTGATAGATTAGCAATGCATTTATACGTTCCTAACTACAGAAATCCAGCTCAAGCAAGGTATAGATTTAATAGAGAAGGTGCAGAGTTTATTCAAGCACTTCCTGGGCCAGCTGATGTAGCTGTTGGGACAAGATTACTTTTAGAAGTAAGTCATAGATAACTATGGTTTTACCTACTACAAAACTTGGATACACATTAGGTGTAAAAAGAGATAGAGATATTATTAGCCCAAGAGAAAGGCAGAAAGCCAGTCCTTTCAAAGGTAGACGTACTAGAATGGCAGGAGAAAAGCGAATAGATTTATTTGCTGTTCGCCCAGATGAAGCACCTTTTTCTTATACAAAAGGTACTAATCTACCTAAACGATTTACTCAAACTTTAGACATTCCAATTGATAGGGAGGAGGAAGACTAAATGGCAGACAAAAAAGGTAAAATGCCACCACAATTATTAGAATATTTTAAAAACAAAAATAAAAAGAAGGAAGATGGTAAGGAAATGTCTGATAAAGAAAAGCGTAAAGAAGCTTTAGATAAAGCAAGAGAAGCTAAAAATAAAAAAGACGATAAGAAAGATAAGTAAAAAGCCTTCCTATATAATTAAAACAAGTCCTATGAATAAATAACGTGGCAAGTAGTAGTTCAAACAAACAACCGTTAATGGTTGATCGCCCAGCAACAACCTCAACACTATGTACAGTTGCGTCGGGACAATCATTTCTAACAAGTTTAATTCCAACAGCTGTTGGTAATGCAACAAAAGTATTTGATGTTGACTCTGTATTAACTGATACTTCGATTAGTGGTGCTTATATTGATGAAATTTGGTTTACATATGCAAAAAGATCTATACAAAAACTTGATGCAGTAACTCCTACTCAAGGAACTTATTCAGCAAACAGCACGACTTGCACAGTAACTTTATCAGGTGGTCATAATTTAGAGATAGGTCAAAAAGTATTTTTAGATTTTCTTACATATAGTTCAGGGGTTGTTCCAAAGGATGATACTTTTGAAGTTGCTGATACTGTCAACTTTACTGCTACAACTTTTGATGTAACTGTACCTCATTTAGGAGGAACTATAACTGGAAATGTTAATGTCACTTTACCCATTGATTTTTGTTTTTATCTTGTTAGCACAGGTACAATTACAAACATTAATCAATTCTTCCCCTTATTTACTCAGAGTATTCCACAAGTATCAGAGAACCAAATATTAAGTACAACACTTACAGAAAAATTACCTTTAATTAATCATCCTACAGTTCAGTCAGGAGCTTTAAATTTTGCAGGATCTAATAATGAAATTGCTCCAAAACAGAGAGGATTGATGTTAAGAAGAGGTCAGGCTCTATATGTAGCTGCTAGTGGTGCTACTGCATTAACAAATGGATTCTACTGCAACATACAGGGCGGTTTCTATTAAAGATTATGTCATTCGGATTTAAAAAATTCGAAGATAAATCTAATTTCGAATTAAAAAATAATTTTAAAAATTTTGAAAATATACCAAAAAGACCTAGTGTTTATCCGAGAGGATCTGATGGATATGCATTAGAGAGTGAAGTTAAATTTTATAATCAAGATTCTTTATGGACTAGGTGGAGAAGAGGCTATGAATTATATACATTTACACAGCAGATATTAGGATCTACTGCTAAAGAAAGAGATAAGAGAGGAGACTATAGATTATTTTTTACTTTTCAACAATTTCCTGGAGTTTTTATACCTGCCAGAATATTTACTTTTCCATCAACAAATCAAGAATTAGGTGAGCACATATGTGGGATGAGAGATACGGATGGATTCAGCTTCTACGATTTTGGATTACCAATACTAGATGTTAGATATTTAGCACCTCAAGTAAATGCCACTTATTCACAAAATGGAACTACTTTAGTGGTAACAAAAAATGATCATGGTTTATTTCCAGGTGATGATGTTTATTTAGATATATCTACAGGTAGTGCGACAGATGAGACTTTAACAATTATAAGTAAGACACAGAATACTTTTACCTTAACTGCATCAGGATCTGCAACAACTTCAGGTAATGTTGTTTATCACAACTCGACTGCTTTTAACGATACACGTTGGAGATTTGTAAGAGTAAAACTCAGATCATTACCAACA